ATAAGGGTCTATTGATTTGAACTCATTTATACCTGTACCATTATTAATTGGATAATCATTTTGAAAAAATAAATCTGAATTTGGTAAAGTTACTTCCGTTCCCGTTGGTGTTGTTGGTTGTTGTTGGGTTGCAGGTGGAATAGTTTGTGTTTTATAATTAGATATTGTTTGTGGATCAGCATTTTTGTTCAAATAACTTAATACTAAATTTATATCAGTATCATTTAAGTTAGTGTAAGTTCTTACCAATGTATAAAAATCTAAATCCTGACAACCTGCAAAGTATGCGTTTATATAATTATCAGCCTGATCGTCAGGTACATTTTTAAAATACTCTCTTGTTAATAAATTTAAAATACTTGGATGATCTACAACTACTTTAAATGAAAGTTGACCTGTTCTTGTTGTATTTTGATATGTGTAAATAGGTTCTGGTCTTCCTATAAACATATTTTTTTCCCAAGATGCAGTATTGTTTTCAGAAACTTTTAAATCATATGGTGGGAACCACATAACTCGACCACCATTTGGTCCTCGTTCATCAAATGGTAAGTCAGAAACGGTATAACCTGGTGTATTTGATGTTGCCCACGCTAAATTTTCAATAGATAACATGTATTTTTTTGCGTAAAAATCTTTTCCACCTGCAGTTCTTGAACTTATATTTGTAGAATTAGTAAATCCTTTATTACCATCTGACATTGGTGCTATGTTCAAGTTCCAAGTAGATGATAAAACACTTGAATCGTACTTTCTTATGTTAGTTCTTCTATAAGGTGTGGATGTTGGAATGTATTTCTTTTGTTTAATATCATTAGTGTTTGATGCTAACGGCATTAAATCTGAATACGAATAATAGGGTCTATCTTTTGTCCATGTTCTACAAAATTCTATACCCTTTTGTTGACCATATTGGTCGGTATATTGAACGGCAGCACCTCTTGCCATAAACACATCCCCATCTTGAAAAATTCTACTGGTTTGGTCAATAACATTAGCTACGTGAGCTCTTGCCGATCCACCCGTATTTGGTAATATATTTAATAAATCTTGTGTTTGGCCTAATATTGAATTTTCGGGGAACACAAAATTGGTTGATTCTATATTTGAAAAATCCGAAGATTGACCATTCCATTGTTGATTATCTGCACCTAGTTTATTCAATTTAGTTGAGTTGTAACTCATCCAAACTAAATTACCACCTATTCTACCATTTTCTCCGATATTGGTGTCTATTTGTAAAAGTTTTGTTTGTACAGGATCAAATAAAAGACTTAAATAATATGGACTTCTTACAGGTCTATCATTGAAGTCATTCATTGCATAATAAACATCATGTATCCTATCGTCACCAATATATGCCGTTGATGGTGGATTACCTAATCCTGCTGCACTTAATAAACCAATACCAAGTGATCCTGTAATATTTGGACCACCTGTACTTGTTAAACCCATTGCCGTAGATGAATAATCAGGGGCATATGAATTATATGATAAATTATCTAATAAATTTTGTTTTTGATTACTACCCAAATATTCAAAAAATAAATCAGATGGTCTTTGTTGTAACGATAATGGGTTTTTAGCACCCAATAATGAACCTAAAACTCCTGTGGCATCTTGAACAAAATTACCAACTGTTGTTGATGGTCCTGAACCAAATGGATTGTTTGGGTTTGTTAAGTATTGACCAGGTATTGTTGTTTCATAGGAATCCGTACCTTCAAGTACACCAAAAAAATTAACTACATTTGTTTTAGCATTTGGATCAACTGTAATCGAATTATTAACTTTAACTAATGGTTGCTTTCCTCCAATTATATTACCTACAGTATTTTGATTACTATTGAAAAGAGTACTCAAACTATTAGCGTCATTACCGGCAGATAAATTATTTTGTGCTATTCGTGAATGAACAGGTCCATTCGGGTTATTAAGTATATTTGATACCGCAAATTTATAAAGTGCAGACTCGTTGTTGGTGTTGTCTGTTTGTCCAACAATACCGACTAAAGAATGATCACTTGCTGCAAAATATGGATAGAGTTGTAAATTAGCGTTTCGTGGTAAAACTTCCAAATCTTTTTCATAATATTCACTTGGTTTGTAGATATTAATAGTTTTAGATTGTTTTAATTCAGATAATTGATCCTCAGTTACACCACCTCCACTAATATTGGGTAAATCTAATAACGATGATGCTTCATAGTTGTTACTTGTAAATGTTTGGGGTCCATTAGGTTGTTGTAACGTCCTTCCTATTAGAACCTTTCTAAAATTGTTTGTAGAATTAAAATCTAAGTAACTCGGCATTATTGTTGTTTTCTATAAATAGATTTAAATAAAGAATTTATTAAGTATTAGGGAGTATTGTTATTTTAGGTGATGTATAATCACCTTTCGCAATTCTACTTGATAAAGCGGTACTTAGTCCAGTTCTGAACTCTGAACTTTCGAAAGCATTTTTTGCATATGATGGAACATTTCCTGCAAATGCTACAGTCAATTCTATTTTACTATTATTTGTTGCATTATTCTGTAGTTCACTCTTTTGTTTTCTTGGATTATAATTTGAACCAAATGAATCTTTACCTACTTCTTTACCCTTCTCAAATATTGGTTTTGAAACACTTTGTATTTTATCAATAGAATCTTTTAGAAAAGTTTTAACTGAATTATAAGTTTTATCCCCTTCTGTTTTACCTTCAACAGTTTCAAATATACCTTTTACTGCATCTTCACCTAAATTTTTAAAAGCATCAAGGAATTTTGGACCTATGGATTTAGCAAGTTCTGTTATTCCACCGGGTGATTTTTCTGCTTCTTTTATTTTTTCAGGACTCAATTCATTATGAAGTGTTTTGGAGAAATCACTCATAATTTTTCTCATATCTTGTTGTGTATCACTTCCATAAACATTAGCACCCATATGATAAGCAATTGCATTTACATCGTCCAAAATATTTGTAATTGCGTTGTATTGAGCCCTTGCCAAATCTTCTGGTTTCATATCGGACATCTGTTTTTGAATTTTCATAAATTCGTCCATATGTCCTGCCATTTCATCTATAGATTTAAATCCTCCCTCTGCTCCTGTACCGAACATTTTTTGTGCAATATCTTTTGGAATATCAAACCCTATTTTTCCTTCCTTCATTGTGGTAAGGTTTGAAAGGAATTCTTTTTGTTCATTTGTGATACTTGGGAACATATCTAACTGAGATAAAGCTTCAAATTTAGATGCAGCCTTAACTGCCATATTTGTTAAATCTCCAGTGGACATTCCCAATGTTTTGGCCATTTCATTTGCTCTTCTAAGGTTTGCACCTGATACTTCAAATCTTCCTTGTTCAGCATTATATGTTGCTAAATTTTTAGCTGCACCTATTAAACTGTCTTGTAAATTCTCTACATTATTAGTAGCATCGTACATCAATTTGATTGGGTCGGCAAAGTCACCAAACGCACCTCCTAAAGCCTGTAAGTTAGCACTTAAGTCTATAGCTTGGGATGGGTCAAATAATTTTTCCGCTATACTTAATGTTTTGTTAATATCAATGTTTAAAGACTGAGCTTGTTGTACCATTCTCCCCAATCCTTCTACTCCATTTTTGAAACCAAATTGATTCATTTTATCCAAACTCTTAATTACAGTATCACTTACCTCTTTCGCATTCAGTCCTAATTTTAAAGAACCTTCTCCTATTTTGGTAATCTCTCTTCCCGCATCTGCTAAACCTAATCCTACGTTTCTAAAATTTTCAGCGTTTTCAAGTATTTGTGTGTTTGATTTGGTAAAAGCAGCAGAAGCTGTCAAAGCTGTTTTCATTGTTTCAGTCCCATAAAGAGCCATCCTACCACTACTTTCTGATAGTGATTTTAAACCATTAATAACATCAGTTGCACCTACTCCTATACCTTGGGTTGCAGCGGTTATATCCAAAGTCTGATCCCTCATAGCATCGGCAAATTCCCCATAATATCCACCAATACCTTCCATGTTTTTTCTCATTGCAGCATCTAAAGATGCAAACGAGGAAATAACTTTTGAAATAGCCGCTGAACTTGTATTTGTCAAGTCTGTAATAATTCCTCCGATTCCTCCACCTTGAAATATACCAGAAACTAAACCACCCAATGTGGTTTCTAAATCGGTCAAACTAATCCTATAATTATCTATTGCTTTTGTATCAACAAAAAAAGATCCTGCAACTGAACCTAATGATGAGACAACATTTCCTGCCGTTTCAAGAGAACTTTCAAAGCCTTTAAGTAACCCCCAACCTGGGTGTTCTCTATCTGCTTCTTTTAATTTTTCTACCCATTTGTCATCTATTTTAGTTTGCATAAATCAAATTTTTCTTATTATATAAATAGGTTACTCTTGATTTTCTAGTGCATCGATCAATATACTTACTATATTTGTTTTCTCGAAAATCGGCATGTTCAAAACATCGGTATAAGTGAAACCATGTTTTAACAGGAAAATAGTAGTATAAATTTGATTTTTTTTATATTCCGTAGAAGGGACGAAAAAAGTCAACCCCAAACTCCACTAACAATGGAATCTTTTCTCCTGATGGGGCAGTAATATCAACAATTAGGTCTAAACCTGGTTTATTTTCGTTAACAAATCTTCTGAATGATTGTGAGTCCTTAATTGGCATTGTTTGAATAAAATTATAAATCGCCATAAGATCTCTTGTTCCGTCTACGGACTTTATCATCATTTCCAACCTTTTGGTGTTAGATGGTACAACTGTTAATGAAATATCGTTTCTAATCTTTTGAATTTCGTCTTCTTGTTTTTTATTTAAAAAAACAAATTTTATATTTTTTTTACTAAGGGGTAAGAAGAAATCATACTCTCCGTTTGAATCGGCTTCTAGGTTAAACTCTTTTACTTTTATTATTGATAAATCCACAGTAGTAGTAAATTCCTTTTTGTTCGATGGGTCTGTCATTGTTACTTTGAATTCACTTCCAAAAGCAGTATTTCTCAAAAATATTAATATAGCTTGTCTGTCTTCATCTACAATTTCATCAAAAGGGATATCCCTATCTATAATTTTTCTCCTAAGTAATTCATCAATAACGGTATTACTTTCCAATAGATTTGGAGAGCTAAGAATATTTTCATCAGCAGCAGTTAAATAAGCTACCCTTAATGATTTCTTTTTGTTTTTATAATAAATTCCCTGAGATGGTAATGGTACCACATCATACTGTATTGTTGGGTCAATTTTAAGTGATTCTTCCATAATATCAATTTATATAATAACTATGATAAAGTAAAGATTTTAAATAAAAAAACCGATACCCACAAAATAGGATATCGGTTAATATGTATTTTTTTTATAGTATAATTTTAGTAAACTAAAATACATCTATCAGGACGTAAAGTACAATCGATAAATGCAATTTCATCTCTTGAGTAATCTAAATCACCAAAGTTAATATCAGTTAAGAAAGTACCTTGTAAAATCCATTTTTCAATCACAACTCCTGTCGGATCAAGCATTTCTAAATCAATATCTTTTTTGTAACCAGCAGCGTATCCCATTCTACCTGTAACAGATTCAGCATGTAAACGGAACCATTCCATTAGAGCTTGTGCTGCTGAAGGACCAATTGGATCTTTAAATTTAACTTTCATTGTATTCCATTCAAATCTACCTGCAACATATGTTGAAGTATTGATAAATGGTATTGCAACTGTATTGATTTTAGCACTAGGTCTTTGAGATGAAGTAATATACCACTCGTTAATACCCATTGATGATGGAAATCTAACGATAAATCGGTTTTCCCTTTTCGGTTCATATGGAACCGGCATTTTCATTAATAAATCTGCCATTTTCTATTTTTTTTAAAATTTTGTTTTAATTATTCTGTTTCTTATAAATATATGTATATTGAAAAATAAATTTTTTTCGGGAAATACTTGACTTTGTCATTTTTTTTCCGTAGTTTTTTACTAGAACCAGTTTTAAATACTTTTTAATCAATAATATTAATTATCTCTATTATAATTAAATACTTTAAATTTCTAATTAATTAATTAATACCTCAAATAAATCTATAATATACTAGTCTAGTATACTGGGTATCATTTTTTTTCTTATATTTGTTCCACAAATCACAATAATGTTCCACATTAACATATTTATTTAAAAATAGATTATGAGAATAAGAAACCCTAAAGGTATATATAAATTAACATGTAGCAAATGTGATAAACCAATTGAAAATGAGTTAGTTGGGAGACAAAGATATTGTAGAAAATGTAAAGCAGAGAATACAAAACTACATAGAAAAAATTATAGTGAACTGTCAGAAGAAGAGAAAATGAAATCGAATGCCAGAGCTTACTTACATGTCTATGTAAAAAGGGGAAAATTAACCAAACTTCCTTGTAGTATTTGTGGTGATGAAAAAAGTGAAGCCCATCATACCGATTATAATAAACCAATTGATGTTATATGGTATTGTAGAAAATGTCATATGGAACAACACAAATTAAAAAAGGGGATGTTTTAACACCCCCCTTTATTCTTTTTAATATTCTTCCAAATTATGCATTTTCGAATGATGCACCCGTTGGTGTAATAACAAATTCCAAATCTATAAACTCTAAAGAACGAGTAGGTTGGATGTAGATTTTACCACTCAACAAATTATTATCCAAGTCAGAAGGATCACTAGATACCGTTACACGGAAATCTGTTAAACCTCTTTCCTTTTGTATTTGGGTTAAAATTGGATTTACTAATCTTAAGAATTCTTGTCTAACTGTATCGTCATTTTGTTCAAATAACAATCTTACAGCTACTGCAGATATTAATAATCTAGCTTGTAATAACAATCTTCTTACATTTAATCTGTTCAAAGCTGAATCCCTAATTTGTAAAGTTTTATTACCAAAAATAATTGTACCTGTATCAGAAAATGTTGCAATTGGGTTAATTGCGTTAGTGTAAAGTAAATCTCTATCACTTTGTGTCAATTTGAAAGCTGCTTTTTTAGAATTTACTAAACCTCTAGTATAACCAGCTGACGCAAACCAAGGATATGCAACATTATCGGTTAATGCTATATTTCTTACAACTTCACCTGTTGGTGGAATATAAATTTGTGTAGAATTATAAGTATCCAACACTTGAATCCAAGGGAAATAAATTGCTGAATAATTACTATCATACCCTATTTTTTGGTAAGCTGAAATAACTTGTTGTGAAGTATTATAATTTGGTGAATTAATAATATAGATAGAGTCTGCTCTATCTACTTCAATCATGTCAATTGTCAAAGTTGTTAATGAAGAATGATCATTGAAATTCAAACCAGGAGTTGCAAACACATTAATGGCAACTGCTTCAGGGTTTGCAAAAGTTTGAATACCCTTGTAATAAGCGTAGTAATCAGAGTTGCCTATTCTAGAACTGAATACACCACCGTTATTTGTATTACAAGCGGTATACAATGGTTTACCAAAGATATAACCATCTGTATTAGTTCTTGATTGTCTGTAAATATCCCAACCATCAAACCCACCACATACTGCAAAAGTAAATTTACAATAACTTTTATTAGTTAGAGGGTTATTGGTACCTGATTGACCTTCCAAATCATATGGAGTAGTTTCAAATAGATAGTTACCATCTGTATCAGTAATACTTGATGCATTTACTGACAAGTGGAAACCTTTCGTTTGTTGTCCAGCAGATTTTCCTTTATATTGAAATAAACTATTATCATAAGATGTAGGTTGAGCCGAAGTTGCTGAAGAGAATAGACCTAAAGTAACTTTTCTCAAAATATCACCACTTGAAATATTAGGACTACCATCAGGATTATAAGAATACACATCACCTGCATTGAAGTATTCTGTTTTATACATTACACTACCAGTTTTACCTGTTGCATCACTACCATCATTGTTATAACCTGAGAAAGTGTTATTAGCAACAAATCCTTGGAATCCAGCAGGAAACGCATCTGATGGTGCATTAGAGTCTAAACTAATCATAATATAGTTGGACTTTAATGGGAAATTACCATCTGAAGTACCAATTTTTAATCCAATATATGTAGTTAAACTTGGATCCATATTACATCTTGTCCAAGATTCTAAAACCACCTGATTATCATCAGTATCGTTAAAATCACGAACAATTAAGTCGAAGTCACCAGTAGAAACATTAACATTCTGTATAGTTATCTTGATTTGATAGTTTGCAGAATCACCATCCGCGATTGGTAATACTTGGAACAAATTGTGAACCACACCACCTCTTGCTTCTGAAACAACAAATGGAGAAACTGGTTTAATATATTCAGTTAAGAAATCATCTTTACTATCTCCATCATCAATATGTTGATAAGTATTCATATCCAAACCTCTAACAAAACCTTGTTCATATGCATCTACTAAGAAATTATCATAAATTTCATAAACATATAATGGGAAAGTGGAATAAGATTTATCAAAAGGGGCAACACCTAAAACTTTTGAAGCATATTGACTACTTGAACTGTCCATTGATAACGTAAAAGAAGTTCCACCTGATAAAGTTGAACCTGTTACATTTAATGTAAATTCCGCAAAAGGATTAACCTCGATGTTATTAGATGAAGTTGTCACTACATTTTGAAAAGCAGTATCACCTGCAACCTCAAGATCTAATGTATTTGTATTGTCATAATGACCTCTAGATCTTAAAGACAAAACTACGTTACCAGCATAATCACTATTAAGTTCAGCAGGGTACTTAAATCTTTCAACATTAAATGTGTTACCAGTATTGTTGTAAACAAAAATATAAGAATAAACACCATCGATTGTTGAATCGCTAGCACCCGATTGATGATAATAAACATTATACCATTCTTTGTTATTATAATTGTTTACTGTGAAATTACCTGCAACAGGACCTTTCACTTCTGCTCCTGACT